CACATAAGAAAAAATTCGGGACAACTTGGGAACCAGATCAAGAATAAAAAGAGTGTAAACAAAGGCACTTCCCACTATGGTATAATTATCTTAGATAAAACCATAGTCGGGAGGTGTCTTTTTTTGATTAATAACAAACTAAAGAATTGTTGTAATGATTGCGTGTACTGCGAGATCATGACAGAGACAAAGAGAAGAGCTATCCCAGAGGATAAGACGGAAGTGGTACTGGTAAATATAAAGTGTAGTCATATGTGCGTATGCAGTAGATACCAGAAAGAGGTGCAGGATGGAAGATAAAAGCCTGTGCTGTGCAGGATGCAAGAATACACTCTACGACAGAGGGATTATGTACTGCACTAAGGATAACGGCAAGAGATTGATAAGAGACAGATACTTGACTGTATGTGATGATTACAAGACAGCAGTACCGACAACAAAAGTGTATGCAAACGAAAGGACGTGAGACAATGGGAGCAGGTGGTAGACCGCCTAAATATAAAAGTGTAAAAGAAATGCAGAAGAAGATAGACGAATACTTTGAAAGCTGTGAGGGAAAACCGCTGATAATTAACGGAGAACAGCAGTACAATAAACAAGGGTACCCAATTATCTTAGACAGAAAGCATCCTACGATAACAGGGTTAGCACTTGCATTGGGGTTTAGCGGCAGAAGTGATCTGTTGTATTATCAAAAACATAAAAAAGACAGTGATAAGTTTTACGACACCATCACGCGTGCGAAGAGCAGAGTTGAAGAACAAATGGAAGAAAGTTTGTTTCATAAGGACAGCTCAAACGGTGCACAATTTGCACTGAGAAATAATTTTAAAGACTGGGATGCAGACAAGAAGCAGGAAGAGAGTAAAACAGAGGGAATCACGATTGTTAACAATATCCCTAGAGAGTAAAGGAGCATTACATGGTTAATTTGACGGATGTAATTGCTCCATCTTTTTACACTGTTCATTGGGACATTCAGGACGGAAAACATACTTATTATGATCTATATGGCGGTCGTGGTTCTTGTAAATCGTCTTTTGCTGGGGCTGAAATTGTGCTTGGAATGATGCAGGATGCAGAGCGTGGGGAATTTACAAATGCGGCTATTTTTAGAAAGGTTGGAAACACGCTAAGAGATAGTGTACATGAACAGATACAATGGGCTATAGATGCGTTAGGAGTTAGCAATCTGTGGGATTCTTCTTTGTCTCCTTTACAGCATGTATACAAGCCTACAGGGCAAAAGATACTGTATAGAGGACTGGACAAAGCAAAAAAGACAAAATCAGTAAAAACTGCGAGGGGATATATAAAATACTTGTGGTTTGAAGAATTGGACGAATTTGCAGGAATTGAAGAGATTAGAACGGTGCAGCAGTCTGTATTGCGTGGTGGCTCTAAGTTCGTAGTATTTAAGACATTCAATCCACCAATTTCAGTAAATAACTGGGCAAACAAGTATGTAGCAGAAGCAAGAGAAGATAGTTTCCGACACAAGAGCGACTATACAACAGTTCCTGTGGAGTGGCTAGGTAATCAATTCTTGATTGATGCGGAATATCTTAAAGAGACGAATGAAAGAGCTTACAAACACGAATATCTTGGCGTTCCAGTCGGATTGGGTACAAACATCTTTGAATTATTAGAAATCCGCACGATCACGGACAAAGAAATAGCAAGGCAGGAAAGAATCTATCAAGGGCAGGACTGGGGATATTACCCCGACCCGAAAGCTTTTGTTAGATGTGCATACATGCCTGCATCACAAAAAATCTTGTGCATAGACGAGTTGGGCGGTCAAAAAATCCGCAACACTGCAATGTCACAGATGATTATAGGTAAGGGATACAACGACTATAGTATTAGTTGTGGAGCTGACGAGATAGAAAGCATCTTAGACTTTAGAGATGCAGGACTTGTGGCAAACAAAACAAACGTATATCCGGGTAGTCGTAAATACTCTTATGAATGGTTGCAGTGCAGGACATTAGTCATAGACCCTGCGAGAACTCCACGGCTGTATGAAGAGGTAATAAGCTACGAGCATGAGGTAGATGAAAACGGAGAAATCAAGGCAGATTATCCAGACGGCAACGATCATTTTATTGATGCATTAAGGTATGCGACAAGTCCAATGAGTATGAGACGTGGCGAGAGTGCATAAAGAAGACAAAAACAATGATGATAAATCTAAAAGATGTAACTTGTATACAAATTGGAAATGTAATGTTAGGCATCAAGGATATAGAAAAAATATCTATCCATGATGGTGGGGTTTGGCTTACGATTAATGGAGATTTGATACAAGGAGATATAGAAACAAAAATCGGAAACGTTAAACTGATAGCGGTGGAATAGATGGGTATAATAAGCAGAATGAAAGAGATATTAAGTGCCCTTTTTAGACAAAGGGCAAGAGAAGAATTTAAAATAGACACTGCGACTAGCCCAGAGATGCAGAGGGCAATTGAAAAATGTGCATACATCTATAAGGGTAGTCCGTACTGGTTAGACAAGGACGAGCATATAAAGACTATCAACTTCGCAAAAGCTGTATGCAGTGAGACAGCACGCCTTGCTACACTTGCAATAGGCATAGAGATAGATGGCAGTGCAAGAGCTAATTGGTTGCAGGAGCAGATAGACAAAGAACTAGAACAGGTACGACATCACGTAGAATATGGCTGCGCATACGGTACAGTAGTATTAAAGCCTAACGGCTCAAGTGTGGACTTGATCACGCCAGAAAACTTTATTGTAACAGACGAAAGCAATGGAGAGATTCAAGGCATTGTGTTTGTACATAGAGAAATTTCTAGTGATGGCAGGACATACTACACCAAACTAGAATATCATAGGTACATCGAGGACGTGTATCAGATTACAAATCGTTGCTATGCTTCTAAGGATGCCAACGATACAGGAAAGCCAATTGACATAGACGAGACACCTTGGCGTGGAGAACTAGAAGATGTAGGACTTGCAAATCTGAACGGACAACGCCTGTATGCAGTTCTTAGGACTCCGCAGGCGAACAATGTAGACTTGCATTGTAGTTTAGGATTGCCTATTTTTTACGAAGCAATAGAAGAGCTAAAAGATTTAGACACTGCATACAGCAGGAACGCAACAGAGATATTCGACAGCCGAAGAATGTTGCTGCTAGACTCCGACAAGTTAATGGAGACTGGTACAAGGGTAAACAATACTCAAGATGGATTTGAGAGAAGCAAGAAGCGGTTGAGATTACCAGAGTACGTCAAGAACGTAAACAGCTCAGACATTAAAGGATTCTATCAAGAGGTAAATCCAAGTCTCAATACAGATACACGATTGACAGGAATCAATGCCCTACTGTCTCAGATTGGGTATAAATGCGGATTCTCTAACGGATACTTTGTGTTTAATGAAACGACAGGGATTCAGACAGCCACAGGCGTAGAAGCAGAGCAACAGAGAACGATACAGTTTATTAAGGACGTGAGGGACAAGCTACAGTTTTGCATGGATGATTTGATTGCAGCACTTAATATCTTTGCTGATCTGTACCAATTAGCACCAAGTGGACCGTATGAGACTTACTATGACTTTGGAGACATAACATACAATGAGGACGAGGACCGTTCTCGTTGGTATAGCTATGTTGTAAGCGGTAAGATTCCTTTCTGGTACTATTTAACAAAATTCGAGGGATTCAGCGAAGAAGATGCAAAAGCATTAGAAGCAGAAGCACAGCCAAAAGAACCCGACTTATTTGGTGCAGATGGAGAGGAGTAGAACATGGGCAAAAGTAGAATAGAAAAATATCTTGCATACCTTAGTGGCGAAGATGTAAAACTACCCGAACCATTTACAAAACAAGAAAAGCTGTTGTACAACATCTGCAAAAAGGGAGTTACAGGCAGTACAGAAACAGACAAAACATTAACGCAAGAGGGCAAGCCTGCGGATGCGGCAGCAGTTGGGAAAATGCTAGATGTGGCACTAATGGCAAAAGACCCCGAAGAATAGGCAGGTGGGATTATGTTAACACCTACCTATCTCTGGTATGTGCCAGAGAAAGCAGAGAAGCAGGCGGAAGAACTGCATAACAAAATTGTATCTGTAATCATCGAACGAATGATGATAAGGCTAGGACGTGGCGAAGATTACCTTTTTACTCCTATTGACAAGTGGCAAATGGATGTATTGCAGGATGCAGGGTATATCTTGCAGGCGGTACAGAAAGAGATTGCACAAACAACAAAGATAAGCATTGATACAATCGCACAAACAATGAAAGAAGCAGGTATAAAGGCTATAGAGTGGGATGATGCAGTGTATAAAAAGGCAGGTCTTGAACCAAAACCACTCGGGGAAAGTCCTTATCTACAACGATTGTTGCAGAGGAATTATGAAAAGACCAAGGGAGAGATGCATAACTACACTGGTACGATGCCGAACGCCTGCCACGACAACTACATAGATGCAGTGGATAAGGCATATAACCAGACAGCAAGTGGTACAACGAGCTACACAGAAGCTGTCAAAGAAGCTGTTAACGACATTATAGACAAGGGTGCAGACGTAACGTATCCTAGCGGTCGCAGAGACAGCATAGAGACAGCCACAGCAAGAGCAGTCCGTACTGGTGTAAGTCAGATGGCGGCAGATATTACAGACGCACGTATGGACGAGATGGACTGGGATATCATCCTAACATCTGCCCATCTGGGAGCCAGAATTGGGAACGGTGGGGACAATTTGACCAATCACTTCTGGTGGCAAGGCAAGTTTTACAGTAAAAGCGGTAATGACCCAAGATTTCCGCCTTTTTCGGTCTGCGGTATGGGAAACGTGCAGGGAATCCATGGGGCGAACTGCCGACACTCCCACGGACCAGGGGATGGAATAAATAATCCGTTCGAGGACTTTGACAGCGAAGAGAATCGCAAGGAATACGAGAAGAGAAAACGACAGCGAGAGCTTGAAAGACGTATTAGAAAGACGAAACGGCAGTTAATCGGCATGAAAACGGCTGTGGATAATGCAAAGGACGAAGCCTTAAAGCATGAACTTGACATGGAGTATCAGAAAAAGGCTGCACTATTGCAGAAGCAGAATCAAGCTTATAAAGATTACTGCAAGCAGAACAATCTTAAGACACAAAACGAAAGACTCAACACCGCAGGATGGGACAGAAGTCAAGCATCATCCGCTATAGGTGCAGCGACTAGGTATAATAACGCACGAGGTAAATAATTTGGAAACTATTAATCAATTCATGGTTGCGTGTGGGTGGATTATAACCATTGGTGGAGCTGTAGGCGTATTGTATAAAGCCTATAAGCATTACAAGAAGCCTACGGACGATTTAGAGCAACGTATAACGTCAATTGAGACAGACATTAAAGACATTAAGCAGAAGCTTAACAGTGACTACAACGCAATTAACAGCCAACAGGACGATGTTAATTTAGTCATGAAAAGTATGTTTAATTTGATTGAGAACAAAATCACAGGGAACAACATCGAGGGTCTAAAAAAAACCCGAGACGAGTTAATAAACGCACTGACAACACACGAGAAGTAAAGGAGAATAAGAATGATAATTAACGGTATGTCATTTTCAGAAGCATTTAAAGCAATGAAAGCAGGAGTAAAAGTCAAACTTCCATCTTGGGGAGGATATTGGTTTTGGGATGCAGAAAAAGAAACTATCATGATACAGTGCAGAGATAAAGACAACGGAGAAAAGGGAGATTTATTAGATATTAGAGATACAAAAATGGTGGAATACACACTAAACAATATCTTATCTAATGAATGGTTGATTGCAGAATAAGGAGTGAAAGTATGGCTAAATATGTAAAGAAGCCTGTTGAGATAGAAGCAATCACGTTTGATGAGCTTATGAGAATCGGAGCAGAGAACGCTGATACTGTGGTTAACGGTATGCCTGTTAAGTTTACATACAATGGTTATGCCATTAGACAATATGACAGCAATTCTTACACTATCCCAACACTAGAGGGAGATTTTCTCATGACAAAAGATGATATGCTTATCACTGGCGTAAATGGAGAAATCTATCCATGCAAGAAAGAAATTTTTGAAAAATCCATAGTATAGCATTTACAATAATACTTGTAACAAATAATAGTTGTTGTTGAATAAATCATTTTTTACTTGCTAGTATGTGATTTGTTTCGAAAATTTTTCATGTTACAACCCTTTTTCTTATTGATTTTATAAAGTATAATACGGCAGGACTTCTCACGAGGTCCGTGGAAACATAGTTCAGTTGGTTAGAGCATCCACCTCATAAGTGGACAGTCACAGGTTCGAATCCTGTTGTTTCCATTAGCCACAAAAGTGGCGATCAATAGCATTTATTTTCTGACCCTTTATTGGTAGAGCTGTAATTTTTTCATGCTCCTCCAAAAAACGTTGAAGCATCATGTTGTTGCATGGTGCTTTTTTCGTAAAAAAATTAGTAAAATGAGTAGAAAAAAAGAGCCTCAGTATCTTACAATAAAAGAGTAGATTGTTTTGATGCTCATGTGATTCAATCGACTAACCTCCTCACATAAGTTTTAAGAGAGAGTTAGAGGCTCAAGAGTGGTTCAAGTCCACTCTTCTCTTTTACCTTGGCTTAGGTTTATAAGCCTTAATCCATTACCGCAGACGAGCGGTATACAAATATCGTAGGAGGATATATATGCAGAATTACGAAAAGATTTTAGAAGATTTAGGAATCGAAATCCCAGAAGATAAAAAAGCGGATTTAAAAAAGAAAATGTCTGAAAACTACAAGACTGTAGCTGACTACAATAAGCAGGTAGAGAAAAAAGATGAATACAAAACATCTTTAGACGATGTACAGTCGAGATTAGCCGAATTAGAGAAAGAAGATGTTGACGGTCTTAAAGATAAGGTTGCAACATTGAAGCAGGAACTTGCAGACGAAAAAGAAGCAAGAGCAAAAGAAGCTAAGCAGACAGAGTTAAGAGACAAGGTAAAAGATTTCTTATCCGATAAAAAATTTGTAAATGCAATCACAGAAGACTCTATCCGCTCCCAGATGATTCAGAAATTAGAAGAAGAGAATGGGAAAAATGCAGAAGATGTATTTAAAGAACTTACTACTAAAGATGGAAAACCAATTGAGAATATCTTAGTTGATGAAAATAAAGCACCAGATGTCAAAATTCCAAGCTTTACAACTAAGTTCAACAGCGGAGAGCGAAAAAAAGGAACACAGAAGTTAAGGGAAATGTCTTTGGATGATAGAATGAAACT